TTGTAACAGCCGTTCTTGCCGCTATCACATGTTGCTAATACAGATGGACTCAAGCGACCTCCTTGGTACAATTGATTCTGGTATTGCTGTATCCACAGAAGCATTAAGGATCTCAACGTCCAGTTTCCTCGCTGCTTTCATTATCGTCTCGAAGGCGCTAATGAAATGCTTGTATGGGTTTCGTTCTGGACGACTTGGCGGATAAGCATCATGCCAGTTATGCCGCAACTCGCTGTTGGGTTTCATATCAAACCCCAATAACACAATTCGCCTTCCGCCCAAGTGATAGGCCAAATTAATGGCACACCCGCCCGAACTCTTGTTCCAGCACACCAGCCTTTTATCCGTTTCAATTCCGATATCCCTTCTGTTCTTTGGTATATATCTGATGTCCAATCCGTCTGGATTCTTGATTGTTTTCTGCGTCGTTACAATCAGGCCGTTGAACTGCTTCACCTGTTCGTATTCCCACACCAGCCACCGGGAATCCCCAAAGAATAAAATATCCACGATTCTCCCAAGACGTATTGCAGAGTTCACGCCAACTACGGGCTTGTGGCGGATCAGACTGATTTCCGTGTCCAGTATTGATGGGCCACCTCCTATCACATATACAGTTGAATTGGGCCATCGTTCCTCACATCTCCATCCCATGTCCAGCCGTGAGCGCCTTATTTTTTCTGGCTCTGCGATTGGAAAGGCGTGCCTTCGTCCGCGCTTTGGAATGTTCAAACGCCGGTTTCTTGTTTTTATTTGCATTCAAAAAATCTTCCAGTGTCATTATGGGAAAGCTGGTGATTGCACTCCCCGGAGTGGCATTGATAATATTAATCTTTGACCGTCTTGCCTGTTGATAGAGAGATGTGATGCCTCTGATATGTGCCCGGTGCGGATTTCTGCCCCGGACATCCTTATACCAGACATCATAATGATTGTGCCAATTGTGATACCCGTTCACTTTCTTCATATCGTAACCAATTAACACGATGGTCTTTGCTCCTGTATGTTTCGCAAGATCAATCGCCGCACCTCCAGAACTCCTGTTCCAACACAGTTCTCCGGGATTGCCTGCAAAACCCATCTTTTTCACACACCCCTTCATCAACCTTATGTCAAGGCCGTCGTGCCTCGTTATTTTGTACTTGTCATGGAATGGGTGTAATCCAACCAACAACCCCTTGTAATCCAACAGCGCCTTCCTCTCGTGATTCAGCCACCGGCCATCTCCAAAGAAACACACGTCCACCCACGAACCCAGACGAAATGCGGAATTGACCCCGATAACCGGGCGGTGTTGTATCAAATCCAGAGAAGTCGTATTCACCGATGGCCCTCCGCCTATCACAAAGACAGTCTGCCCCTTCCACATCTGCGGGCATATCCAGTCGTGGGTTATCATTCTTCAACCTCACCCTCAAACTCCTCCTCCCCTTCCGGCGGCAGTCCCTGTCGTTTCCTCTCGGCAATCTCTGCCTCAATCTCGGCTTTCTCCTCATCCAGCATCTGGTTTTTCTGCTCCTCAATCTGGTCAATTTCGTCCTGTGTGAGATTGAGGAACTTGGCCAGATAAAAGGCCGGAGGGATGATCAGGTTGGCTGATGGTGCATTGGAGTATGCGGCCAGCGCTTCAGTCTTGGTCTTGGTGACCTCGGCTTGTTCCTTCTCGGAAGGTGCGAACAGATCCGGCCACTCAACTTCATATCCGTCCTCACCGACCTCAGGCAAAACTCCTTTTTCCATCAGCCTATTTATGAATGGACGCAATATTGTTGGTTCAGCATGATCTGTTCGCCTGTTCTCGACTTGGGTGTGCCAATTGCTTTCATCCTGTGAGCTTGCCAATTCACCCCTCTCCGAACCCAGCAAAATCCTCTTTGGAATTGCAGTGGCTGCGGATATCAAAGACACCAGAATCTCAAAGTGGTTGGACGGATCTGCGACTTGTGCGCTCAATTCGTCCACACTCATCCCCGTCAGCCTGATGTACCTTTTGAGATCGTGGACAAACTCCTGAATCTCATCTTCGAGATCCACCAAAGCCTGTCCCTTGAGCGTGAAGCCTTCGTCAGCCTTGAATGAATATCCCGGAAAAGCACCCCTCCAGAACATCTCCGCCGATCCTCCGGCAATCAACTCCAGATCCTGTAGCCGGTTGAGAACACATTCCAGCCGAGGCGTCCCGTGGGTGTCATTTTCATATAGATCCTCGGCCACATGGATGACTCGTGACCAATGGGCAGGAAGGCTTTTTGTCCCGGCCTTATCTTCAGAAGCCACATTCAACGTATATGTCAGCGGCTTTCCATACCTCTCATTTGTGGTGTCCGTTTCCCACGTCTGGATCTGTGCGTGATTCTCAGCGAATGGCCTCATGTACAAGACGTTTTTGGCCTTCTCCACTTCCTCCTCTGGCTTCAACCCGTCGTCGAAACCCAAGAACAAGACGCCATATTGGCCAATTCCTGCGATCTTATCCACTCTGGACATAAAATGATACGGGTTCAGATCCCGGACAAGCTTCACCCACGCCTTCTCAAAAGTCGTTTCCTCCTCCTTGCTTTCGGAGATGGCAGGTTTCAGCCGCCAAGTGGACTTGACAGGCGCTTCGATAACACGTTTGGCAATATCCTGCCTTTTGTACCTGACATAAAAGTCCTCAAAGCTTGGATCTTTGGAATACCCAAGGGCTGTGTAAACGTCCCGCTTGTTGCCGAAGGACTTGCCCAGCCGTTGGGCCAAGTTTGCCCGGCCTACCAAAGCCGAGGCCAAACCGTGCAATGTCCGTTCTGCCGATTGCTTGAATTGTGTTACCTTGTTTGCCATTTATCGTCCCCAGACGCCAGCCAACTTCTCTGACACGTTGAGTTTGTTGAATGCCCCTGCGGCGGCGTCCCATTGATCCTTGAACTCGCCCATTGGAGCTTTTTCATGTTCCCTTATGAAGTCCCGGTTCCAGTCCGCCTTGAGCAACTGGACGTTCCCGGCATTCACCTGTATTGAGTATGGCTCTGCCCTCGTTTCCTTATCTCCTGTGACTCTTTCAGCCCTGACAACAAAGCCAGCCATATTCTTGATTGTCCATTCCGCGCTTTCCTTCCCGCCACTCCCCGGTTCTTGTTCCACCCATATATCAACCCCCAATCCGCCCAACATAGCAGTCTGCCTGATATGGGCTTCTCGTTTGTCTGCTCCCCACTGGCCCTTTACAACATCGGATATCAGCTGTTTGCCATTCCGAAGTCTGTGCATAAGGACACCAGCTGTGCGTTTCCCGCCACCTTCTGTACCGGCCTTGTCCCAGTACCTGACTGAATCAAGGATTGGCTCAACCTTCCCTCCGGGCATAGCCTCGATGATTTCGAACTTCTCCACCTTGAATATTCCACCTCCCCTCGGAGATGGTCTTTGTTGGTGTTGACCAGCCACTGCATATTCTGTCATTCCTCTTTCACGCTTGTCCAACTCGGCCTGTCCAAACTTTCCGGGCCACAGTGGTTCGCCATCCTCCGCCCTCGGATCTTCGAAGGGCTTGTCCAACGGTATGCATGTTTTGACCCTATTGCCCTCATATCTGGCTGGAAGGCACAGGTGGACATAATCCAGTTCTTGTTCGAGGATATGACCACACAGATCCGCGTCGTGCACCCTTTGCATTATGACCACTTTGGCCCCGGTGTTTTCATCATTGAGCCGGGTGGCCATTGATTCGTCCCACCATAACAGCACCGTTTCCCTTTTGACTTCGCTTTCCCCGTCGATGACGTTATGTGGATCATCAGCAACAATTCTGTCTCCACCTTCTCCAGTTCCCACACCTCCCACTGATGTGGCAATCCTGTAGCCTGTTTTGCTGTTCTCAAATCTGAGCTTTTCATTCTGATCTGACACGATATGATATCTGTGGCCCCAGCGCTCTTGGTACCAAGGCGACATTATCAACCGGCGGCATTTGAGTGAATCCCTCTTGGACAACCTTTCAGCATAACTCGAAAACAGCCAGCGGATATGCCCCATGTCTTTTGGCCCCCATTCCCAGCAGGGCCAAAAAACAGTGACGGAGAGGGACTTCATATGTCTGGGTGGAACGTTTATGATAAGATTTTGGATTTGCAGATTGGTGATTGCTTCGAGATGTTCGCAGATGGCATCTATATGCCAACCACCAACAAACGGTTCTTTGGGCTCAACGACGGGCCAAGCTTGTCTAATGAAGTGCTGAAGGCTTTTTTCCGCCAGCGCCTTCTCCACTATCGCCAGAGTTGGAACCCACTTCAATCTGTCCGATGATGTTTGCAAGTTGTTCAAGTTCTGGAACTCCCAATTGTTTCAGATCCTCGGCCTTCAGATCAGCCTGAAGTCGCAAAGAGATCTCGCGCTTTGAAAACCGGCCTTCATACTCCCTGACATCTCGCCAACGTTCATTCAAACGGTTCTTCAACCAGAAGATAATTGCCACGTCACTCGGATGGACATGTCTGGTGGTTCGCCGGATCTTCTCAGCTGGCAACCAGACCTTCGAACCTTCCGGCGGCGACACTGCAACCCTTGTACTCTCAACGCTGATCTCCTCATATTCATATCCCAATGCACGTTGCACCAGTGTGTCCTCCACCCTGCGGTTGCGCCAATCATCAATCCCAGACTTTACAGCTTCAGCAAACTCCGGGTACAACCCCATCCAGTCATACATTACAAAGACGGTCTTGCCAAGGGCTTCAGCCAACTCCTCCATTGTCACCCCGTGGTTCTTGCAGAGGACATGCGCTTGGTCAGCATATTCAGGACGATAAGACGGAGGACGACCCGGCTTGCGTTTGCCATTGTCCCCATTGTCCTTGTAATTGGACGTTAATTTATCTGTTTTGACCAATGGTTGTTTGGATATCAGCTGGGAGTT